CCTTGGGACATATCCAAATGTGTCTTCACCAGTTGCAGTATAAGCATATAATTCATTGTTGACAACAGGTTGTTCACCAATGTGTGCAAATGATGGCCAATAGTAATCTAATGTATCATTTTTTAAAAATGTTTTAGGGATACCTTGTTGGTAAGCAGTTTTTGGCATAACTGACATAATTCCAATAATATATCCATGTTCTTCACAATAATATGAACCTGAACGGCCTGAACTTACTGACATACCATGTCCAGCCATATTACCTTGCGGTAAACCTTCAGTTTGACCTGTAGTATTTACAATTTCACTAATAATAACAGGTGATTTTACTCCTGTAATATACTCTGGTCTTTGTAAACGCTTATCGCTTGATTTAACACCAAAATGTGTTAAAATACTTTCAATATAACGAGTACCACCTCTAGCATTTTTTTCTAACCATTCCTGCAATCTAAATGCACGTCTTAAATCGTTAATTGTTGTAGGTTGTAATTCTAATCCATCAGTTTCTGCAAATAACTGATTTGGAGCATAAGGTGGTGAAGGTAATGCAGCATCAACTGTTATACTATTTGGTGAACCTGTTAATGTAGTTGTTGAACCACTAGTTTTAACTAAAACATCTCCTGAAATTTCTCCTAATGGAATATCTACTGCAGCACCTTTTTGTGCAAAAGGTAATGCAGCAGTAAAATAGTCATGTTCCCATGCTCTCTTTCTTAGTGAACATAATTCTCTAACTCTAGCCCAAGATGGGTCATTAGCACCATCTACTAATTTATAATTAACTGGAGCTATTAAATTTTGGTCACGATAATATTCATTATAAATACATTGATATGCAGCAAAAGGTAAAGCATTAATATTTACAGCTGTACCAGAATTATCTGGTGGTGGTACGCCTAAATAATCTGCTGTTTGAGCTGCTGTGCCTGCTCCTGTTGGGCCCTCATTTTCAGGTTTAAAATCATTAGAACTTAAATATGGCATAACTGCACCACTATTTGCATCTGTAATAAACTTTTCCCAATTATCCCATAAAATACGATTTGGTACAAAGAAATAATGCATACTTACATCCATTCTATGCATAACAGGAGCAATTAATGGACTAAATCTAATTAAAGATTCACATCCTAATTCAAATTTATCTCCTGGTACACATTCAAGTGTTAAAATAGGGGTAAGATTACCCATATCTGCTGATAATTTCACGTCATGCGTGAGGTCGAAGACATTCTTTTTTGGTCTTTCGAGTTTAATGGAATTGAATAAATTTTTTCCCATTTTTGATTTTGTTTTAATTTTTTAAATAGGGGGTGACTAACCCCCATTTGTTATAGTCGAATTCCGCCGCGTGATACATAATATGTACGGCTTACTTTACGTCGTTTGCCATAACTGCCCTTTCGAGATGTTCGGCGATAGCTCCTTCTTCGCATTTTTTTGTTTTTAGTTTGTTATTAAAATATTTGTATAATGCCTGTTCTACGTACTTTTTAAGTAACTCTTTTTCGGACATATCTGCCGTATTATATAATTTTATTAACCTTAATATTTGATCTTGTGTATATAATCTCATTGTTTAAATTTTGGCAGTATTTTACCCATATTATAAGGTAAAAGAGTTCCTGCTATGTTAGTAATTGTATTAATCCAATCCATATCTATATTATTATCCTCTGATTTATATGCACTTTTTGCTGCATTTCTAATTTGAGTCATTATAGATTCTTGATTGAAATCCTCTGTTACTACTTTCTTTCTATTTAAATCTGTTGCTACATTAATTGAAGCTACCATAGCTTTTTGAATAGCTAATTGAGCATTTGCGCTTTTTTCTATAAATGCGTTAGATCTAAATAATCTGTCTACTTCATATCCTAGTTTGTCTTTTTGTTTTTCTAAAATAGGTAGTTGAGCTATTTTATTTTTGGTATCTGCTGACTTGTTTGCAATATCTTCTTTCATAGATAAATTGCGTAATTGTACTCCTTCTACTAATCCAGGTAGTACACCTCTTAATCTTTCTGTATCTAAATCTTTAAATTTAGTATTACTTGCTACATATAAAGCGTCTGCATTTGTCTTATTAATTTGAGCCTTGATAGCATCGTTTTGTAATTGAGCGTTTGCTAATTGTTGGTCTTGTAATTTTATTTGTGCACTTTTTGATAATATACCCTGAAAATCGGGTGCTTGTGGTGCTACATAATCTGTACTTCTTACAGGTCCAGCTTCATTTTTTTGTGTATATATAAGGTTCGGGTTAAGTCCCGCTTCCTTAAATCTTTGCATCTGTTGTTTTGGGGCATTAAATCGGTTTTGTCTTTCCCAATCTTGTAACGCCCATTTTCTGTTTTGTTGGTTAGCGTATTGCGTTGAGGCTGTATTAAATAGGGTTGTTCCTATTTGTGCCCATGCGTCTGGTGATAATCCCATACTTTTTGTTTTTTTTGTTTTTTTTTGACACTATCGTCTATTTGTTTTTGTTCATTTCGTTGTGCGTCGTACCTCCTTCTGCCTAATTCACTTTCCAAATATAACTCTTTGGTGTCAATAAGCACTAATATATCAAGAGTATTAGTGCTTATTACTGACGCGCTACGCTTGTCTTGATTAAAACAGCCATGCAAACAAGTTTGCACAGCCGTTTTACTCTGTTAATCAAGATGTTCCACATCTTGTGATTGGATATCTTCAATATCCTTTTTTGACAACTTTTGTTCAGTTGTTATTCTTGTGCTCTTTAATCGCTTTTCGATTTCTTCAAGTTCTTGACGAGCAGCTATCTCAAGTTCTTGACGTTCTGCTAAATCGAGTCTGCGCGGATCCACTCCGTCGCCGTCTTCACCTTCGTAAATTGGTTCTTTACTACCTCCGAGTGGTAAACCGCTCGCATATCTTCTTACCAATTCTCTAATAGACATTGTTTGGTCTGGTATTGTTTGGCTGGGGCCAAAATCTTTTTCATGGTCTTTATCAAATTGACCATAATTCATAAAATTTTTAATTTTCATAGTTTTGTTTTCTTTCATATTCTGAATCTTTATACATTTTTTTAAATGCTCTTAATCCTTGTTCCATTTGCATCCTTTCCTTTTCATATTCTGAACCATAAAATTGTAACATTTTTTCATCTTCTAATTCACCAATTTTAACCATGTGTTCATTAATTTTATCCTTTTCTATATCTGTATATATTTTATCTTTAAAATATCTTGGCATAGCTATCTTTTTACCATCTTCTATAGGTACATACATTCGATTTAATAAATCGTTTTTGTGCCATTTAATCATCTGTTCTGACATATAATTTTTTCCTAGTCCTTTGCTCATTACTGCAAATTCCTTTTTTCTATCATCATTTTGATGCATAGGTATTTTTGATTCTTTACACATATATTTTAACGTATAACCGATACTGGCAGAACTAACATTACCAATATGCACAGAGCCAATAGGCTGACTATTAATATTCCAAGCATCAATAATATGTTCTTTATTAGCATTAAAAAGAATGATATGATAATGTGGTCGCTTTTTTGTACTTCCATATTCCCCAACTGCATAGTATTTAAGTTTTTCATTTGTTTTTTTTCTTAATCTTTTAAAAAACTTTTGTAAATCTTGTAAATCAAGATTCATAAAGCCATTTTTTGTAATTGGTACATATTGTGTATCATATGTTAATGTAATAAAGAGAGCGGATAAACTCCGCTCTCCTTCTTTTACTAATCTAAACGACCATCCACTAGTACGGCGTTTTTTACATGGGGGGCATTTTCCACATGGTAATGGCATGTATTCGCCTCTTATAGGTTCTTTTTTATAAAAAGGTGTTATACATCTTGTACTCATGTTTAAAACATTGGTGTACCAAATTTTGGCATAGGTCTAATAGCCTTAATTTTATTTAATACATGACAATATAATGATTGTACACCATCTTCTACTGCAAATACACGTTTTGTTGGTTCACACTCTACAAAAGATGCACTTAACGAAGGTTGAGTATCAAATATTCTACCTAAATGCCAAAAATCTAAATCTGTTCTAAAATCTCCTGCTACTCTACTTGGCATAAACTTATATTCACTATACCTTGGGACATATCCAAATGTGTCTTCACCAGTTGCAGTATAAGCATATAATTCATTGTTGACAACAGGTTGTTCACCAATGTGTGCAAATGATGGCCAATAGTAATCTAATGTATCATTTTTTAAGAATGTTTTAGGGATACCTTGTTGGTAAGCAGTTTTTGGCATAACTGACATAATTCCAATAATATATCCATGTTCTTCACAATAATA